CACGAGCGGCAGGCGCTCGCTGACCACGATGTCAAAGCCCATGAACCGGCGAACGATACCGTTCTCCAGCACGCCGCCGTTCTTATTGAAGTCGGACGACGTAACCTGGGCCTGATTGCGCAGATCGGCATGTTGGTTCGAACCGATGATCAGGGTCACCGCTTCCGTCTCGTCGTCCAGCGCATGCGAGTGCTCAAGGATACGGCGAACCTCGTTCAGCTTGGCAACCGTGAGGCCGACGCTGGCCGACGCCTTGAAGTTGGCGGCGATCTGATACAACGACGTGTCGAAGGCTTCGGTTGTGAGCGAACCGGCATCGGTGCCGATCGTGCTGGCGGCGGTGGCAGCGCGGATCACTTCATCGTCCCAATCGCGCGCACAGGCGGCGGCGGCACGCGACACCAACTGAGACTTCGGGTCGATCGGGGTCTTCAACTGATCGAGGCTATCGACAAACTGATCGCCGACGCGATCGATCGGCGAAACCCACCGACGCGAATAATCCTGCGGGGCCGCTTTCTTGGGAGAGAAGCGACCTTCCGGCGTCCGCATCTGCATGGGGCCGATGAATTGAATAGGCGAAGCGATCTTGGCGCCCGTGTGGGTACCTTCCTCGACCTTGCCGCGCAGCTTCGAGGTCTTTTGCTGCAACTTCATGCGCAAAAGGGTCGAGAATTGCGTAACGAACAAACCAGTCAAGCCGTCGTCAGCCATGACAATCTCCGTTGATGTTTCCTGATCCCGCCGTGCCCGGAGTGTGCCCGCCCATCCCGGCGCCTATTGGCGGTATCGGAACGGCCTGCCACGATTGGAGGCTTAACTTTCAGCCGAGATCGTATCCCAGCAACATTGTTGCGTCAAGGGGGTTGCGCAACAAAATAACAAGGCGCCTGACCCTGCGGCCAAGCGCCTCGATTTGGCCGATCCTGTGGCCGATGTTATCCGGCGATCAGGCGGGTCAGGTTGTCAAACTCCTGCCGCTCCTTGACGCCGCCCTTATTGAAGTTGTCCTGCCACTGCTGGTCGGTGGCGAGCATGTCGAGACGAGACTGCGCCGCCTCTTTGGTGACTGCGCCGCCGTTGCCGCCGCCGTTGTCGCGAATGAACTGGTCTTCGCCGATGCGCGAGCCGACGTTGCGGAACATTTCCATCACGCGGGCGTAACCGACCGTCTTCTCCAGCGCCGACAATTCCTCGGACGTGACGCCGAGCTTCGTCGCCGCATTCTGCGCAACAATCAGATTGTTGGTGGCGTTGCTGCCCCAACTTGTCTTCAGCGTTGCCTTCTCGGCCGTCAGCTTCTCGTTGTAGGTGGCGGTTTCGATTTCGGCGCGCGCATCATCCTGCTTGGCGATGAAATAGGCCACCGCCTTCGCTTGGTCCTTCGTGAGATGCTGTTCGCCGCCTAGCGTGCGCAGCGAAGCGACCGACGCTTCGTCCAGTGCATTGCCGTTGGCGTGCTTCACACCGCCGAAGTCGTATTCCTTCGCATCGGTTGGAACGCCGAGACGACCGTAGACCTTGTTCCAACCTTCGGCGTCGTTGGCGGCTTGCGGAATGCGAACGACATGTTCCGGCGGGGCGCCGATCAACTTCTCGGCTTCGCGGTGGGCCTTGGCTGCCGCCAGGGCCGCGTCCTTCGCCGACAGCTTGTCCCAGCCGCGATTTTGAAGATAGCCGGCGGTGTCGGTATCGACGCCTTCCGACCAGGGAATATTCGCTACGGGTGTCACCGGGGCTGCGGGTGTCGCGGGAGCGACCGCAGGTGTCTCGATTACTTCGCCAACCATTATGATTTGTCCTTTTGTTGTGGAGGTTGGCCGCCGCTATAGAGGGCGAACAGCGTCTCCGGTGGGAGTTGCAGGTGTTGTTGAATGCGCAGCCACACTTCTTGGCGGCCGAGCAACATCATAGTTTTATCATGGTTGCCCGGCACCGCACAAGTCTCGCTCGCACGACAGAACTTCGAAAGATCGTCCAGTACCGCGACGTTGGCGGGCTGGTTCAGTTGGAACGTCAGTTGGTAGGCACGCTTGCGCCCGCTAAGAAAATCAAGCGTTGTCTCGATGATGCTCGCCATTATGCCCTCACTGCTGCGGCTGTTGCTGCTGTTGCTGTTGTTGCTGTCCGCCGCCACTCTTGGCCGCCATTGCCTGTGCCTTCACCAAAGCCGCCGCTGCCGGCGCCGCCTGAATTTGCTGCTGCTTGGCCTGCGCTTGCGCCCGCGCCTGTTTTTTCTGCGCAAGCATCTCCGGCCCCGCCATCCAGCGTGTCGGCACTGCTTGAATGTCGGCGATCTCCGGCAAAGCAACTTCCAAATCAAATACGTCGTACACAGACGGATCGCCCGTCGCGTTCGCGATCGTGGTTGCTGTTTCCAGCGTCCGCATAAAGCCGGCGGCCTCTTGCGCACGCATGGCGCGCGAGATCGGCGACGTATACATGACTTGGTATTCGCCGCGCGCTTCCTGAAGGGCCGGCGGCATCGGCGCAAGCAGGTTCATGTCAGCAAGCAAATCAAGCTCGCGATCAATCATGGGGCCGAGGTATTCGTTTTGCTGGCGGCCAACCGAAGGCGCGAGCAAGATGCCCTTCTCGTTGGTGCGCTCGATGACTTCCGTCGCCGACATCTGCGGCGTCTCGGTCAAGATTTGGAACAGGGACACAAGAAATGCGTCGTTGATAAGCGCGCGCTCCTCGTCCATCATCTCCTTGGTGATGCTAATGTCTCCGGTTGGCATCGTGCCCACCAGGGGGTGCCCTTCGTAAGTCATGCCGCCCTTGTTGAGCGCGCCGGGGCGCATCGAGAAATCGACAACGCCATCATCCGTCGTCAGCAGAACCGGCGACGCGGCGCGGTGGCCCTGTGTCAGGAAGTCGCGCTTCTCGGCGTTCAAGGTTTTGATCGCCGGCAGCACCATCATCGCAGGGCTGCGACCGTAGACTTCGCCCGGCGTCTGGGTGTAGCGCGAGCATGCCATCGGGAATGACTTGTAGCCGCCCTCGCTGATAAAACATTCTGGCTGGAGGCAGATGTTGTAGCTGGCAAACATCTTACCCTTGGCGTCTAGACGCTCCGGGTCATAGTCTTCGCGCGGAACAACGCGCTGAAGGAAATCGAATGGCGCCATCAAGCACTTCTCTGCAGCCTTAACCAGCGTTTCCGGCACGTTTTCTTTGCCGAATTTCTGGATTGCCTGCCGGCCCGTGAGCCGATACCAGCGGCAGTAGCTGTCCACAAGGCCCTGGTGGTTCTCGCGCAAGAACATCTGGCCCAGCGGCACCGACTTGTACCGCAGGCCCTTGGAACGATCCGGGCCTTCATAGCGGTCAATGAACATGCACCCGGTGCCGAAGTTGCCGAGCGACTTGTACTGACCCTGGTTCTGCGCGCTGAAGTTCGCGATCGGCGCATAGCGGTATTTGAACAACTGGCGCGTCGTGTTTTCGAACCATAGACGCACCTGCCGGTTCTTCATCAAATAGTCCATGTCGGGCAGCAAGTTGTGCCACGTCATGTTCCGCGGTGTGAGCAGACTGTCTAGGATAGCGCCGAAGCGCTCGCACGCCATCATCGCTGTGGCGTCCACCTGCCGATCGGTTTTCTTCTGGCCCGGCCAGTTGAAGCAGCCGTAGTAGAACGTGTTGCGCGACGGCGGATCGACAAGCTCGGCGATCTCCTCCCATTGCTGGGCGAACACCGCGCGCCACGTCTGCATCTCTGAAAACTCATGCAGGCTTTCCTGCATGATGTCGTCTTGGTGCGTTGCCATTAGAACTGGTTTCCAGTTTTGTTGAGGAGCGTACCGGCGGCAGAGTTATACAACGTGCCTCCTGCGCCTTGAAGCACCGCGTTGTCGCCCGTCTGCGCCAGCGCATTCTTTTTCTTTTTCTCGATGTCAGCCTCGGTGTCCTGCTGCTCTGCCCCCGACGCGGGCCGCTTCAGCAAATCTTGCGCCGCTGCCATAACAAATTCGTTTTCGCCAGATGTTTGCACAATGCATGTCCTGTTCTATATGGCCGTCGATCAACTGGCTCATAGCCCTCCACAGGGCACCGAGGGTCTAGGTCACCATAACGCTACTACAAGAACGGATCAATGTCTACATCCTTTGCAACCGCCACTTTGGCCGAGCCGTCTGGGTTGGCATTGTAAAAAAGCACAGCCTTTGCAAAGCGCTTCGCCATGATCCCGATGCGCGTCCCCGACATAAGATCGTCATTGAGTTTAACGATCAACCCGTCCTTGCGGTGGTAGAAGCGGTATTCATCGAACCACTCGGAACAGGAAGCGAAGACCTTCAGCTTGTTGCCAAGGAAGCGCTCCTGCATCTCCATGATCCCTACTTCCGTCGAGTTGGCACCGTCTGGGAACTTGGCATGCTCCGACAACATCTTCACGCCGTGCTTCTTGTAGATGTCGGCAAGCGGCTTCAACTCCCCGCCGAACTCTTTGCGCTGCCAGCCATCCTGCGGCCAAGCAGCCGGGATGCGCCAGCCTGCGCCGCCAGCGCAAGGCTTCATGGCGGCGGCGTGCTGGAGCGGCATTGCCGACGCCATGCGGATGCACTTGATGACATAGATCGTGTCGGTGTCCTTGTCCCAGGCGAGCAGCACGGCGGCGAACGGATGGTCGATGCCGAAGTCGAGGCCCCACAGCAATGACCAGTGCCGCGGTATCGGGAAGTCCGGCACCGAGATGGATGCCTCGGCGATCTGAAATATCTTGCCGCTGCCGAGCATCGGGACGCCGCGAGCGCGGGCTTCGCGTTCGTGAGCCGGGTAACCGTCGATGATTTTCTTGCGGTCCTCCGGCGCAATGTGCTTGGCGTCCTCGATCGTCATCGTGACCAGGGCGCGATCCGGCGACTTCTCGTTGATGAAGCGCATCACAACTTCGGACATGCCCTGCAACGGCGTGAAGGTGATGAAGACCATTCCGCCGGTCGCGCTGATACGCGCGAGCCCTTCTGTATAAATATCCAATGGAGGTTCTTCGTCGTACCACAACCAGTCGAGCGTGTCGCCCTGCCACTTCTCGCGACCCCGTTCGTAGGACTTGAACTTCATCTCCGACCAGCCGTCTTGCTTGCCGTTGGGTCCGAAGTGTTTGACGAGGACGGTGTCGAACAGATCGCTCACACCACGCGCAAGTGACATCTTGTCTCGGTTGAGGCAGTCCTTCGGGATCATTCCGGTGCCGATGCCGCCCGCCGTGGTGCCGAGCAGAAGCCGTTGTGGGTTGTCTCTGGTGCTCTCGCCCGTCACGCCT